TAAATCGTTTTCTGTTATCCATGCATTAATTATCGCGAACTAAATAATGGATGTCAAGTGATGAATGTTAATTGTAGCAAGGCTGCGCGTCGTCGGTGGGGTTGTAAATAAATGGACCCGATTACCCTTATTGCTGGCGCTACGGCAATCTATAACTCTATTAAGTCCGCAGTTGATGCGGGCCAAGACGTTATGGATACGGCGGAAAAGGTTAGTAATCTTTTTGGAAGGGTAGGCCAGATCGTTACTTTGGCTTCTTCTCCACGCAAGAAGGGTCTATTTCAGTCTCAGGCAGAGTTCGAGGCGCAGGCAATAAAGGTTTATGCAGCAAAACAAAAAGCCTTGGAGATGCAGCAAAATGTTAAAAATATGTTTATCGGCCAATATGGTAGGCCCGCTTGGGATGCTATTCAGCGCGAGGTGATCGAGATGCGTAAAGAAGCAGCACGTCAGGCGGCAGCCGAGCTGAAACAGCAAGAAGAGAACAGAAAAGACCTTATATTTGTGTCTAGCATTGTTCTTTTCTTGTTGGTAGGCATGGCCGCAATAGGTTTAACCCTTATGTTAACGGTGAAATGATGGATATTCTTAAAACTTTTGGACCATTAATTGGTCAGGTTGCACCTACTATTGCCACAGCACTCGGTGGCCCTGTGGCAGGAATGGCAGTACGGGCATTATCTACAGCTCTTTTAGGCCATGAAAATGGTACGGAAGAGGATGTTTCCGCTGCCCTAGCCTCTGCCACGCCGGAGCAACTGGCCTCAATCAAGAAGATTGAGAACGACTTCAAGGTTCAGATGAAGTCCCTTGACATTGATTTGGTTAAAATTTCGGCGGATGACCGAAAGTCTGCTCGTGACATGCAGATCAGCACCAACTCGTACGTCCCATCTATCCTAGCCACAATTGTTATTGGGGGTTTTGGTATTATCACGGCGATGAAAGTACTAGGTATTTCAATGTCTTCTGATCCTACCGTACAGGATTTGCTGACTACCTTGCGTGATGGTGTAATTTTAGTCTTATCTTTTTACTTTGGTTCGTCTAGTAATTCTCGGGACAAGGATACAATGCTGTATAATTCTACCCCAAAAGAATAAGGGATAACCCGTGGACGCACTTTACTTTGCCGAAAGTACGCTTAAATTCATCCGTGACAGGATTAAAGTCCTTAAGGAACAGATAACAGAGGGTTCTGTTCCTGATTTTGGTACTTACCAAAAGCTTCGCGCTCAATATGAAGCTTGGGTAGCTATCGAAGAACATACAATCTCTCTGCTAAAAAGGAATGGTTTTGAAGATGAGCAGCCTAATTCTGCCCGACCACGTAGCTAAAGCCGCAGAGGCTAAGAAAGCTAAGGATCTTTTAGAGAAGATCAAATCCAAAAATAAGAAACAAGAAGAACCGACCGAAGAAGCCAGCACGGCTATCGACATTACTTCTGCCTATGTCACAGAGGCAGAACGTGTCATGGACCCATCAAAGCTTCCCGAATCGGCTCTTGAACGTATGCCACAGCCTACTGGCTGGCGCATTTTAATCCTGCCATATCGTGGCAGTGGTAAGACTAAGGGCGGTATTTTGATGGCAGATGAGACGATTGAGCGCAACTCAGTCGCCACAGTTGTTGGATATGTGCTTGCCGTTGGGCCTGAAGCGTATGCCGATAAAACCAAATTTGCCACAGGACCTTGGTGTAAGAAGGGTGATTGGGTGATGATTGGTCGTTATGCTGGCGCACGTTTCAGAATCGAAGGCGGTGAGGTTCGCATCATTAATGATGATGAAGTCATTGCTACTATTGTGGACCCCGCCGACGTTCTAAATGTTTGAGAACAGGCGCGTCATGGAGAAACCCATGCTAAACGAAGAAGACACTACCGAAGACAATGAAATTGAAATTGTCAACGAAGACAAAGAGTTAGCTGACGGCGGAGAAGTAGCTAAGACCGCAGACAGTGAGGATGATGACCTTGCAACGTATAGTGAGGGCGTTAAGAAGAGGATCAACAAGCTAACCTATAAAACACGCGAAGCAGAACGCCGGGAACAGGAAGCTCTGGAATATGCCCGTGCGGTCAAACACGAACTTGATAATATCAAGAAGCGTGAGGTTACGATCAGCAAGAGCTTCGAATCGGAGGCCGAAACACGGCTTCGGACTCAGGAGCAATTGTTCAAGGATCAGCTTCGCACTGCTGTTGACACGGGTGATGTGGACAAGCAGATCGAGATGCAGTCCAATCTTGTACAGCTTGCTTCCGAAAAGGAGCGCCTGCGTAATTATAAAGCATACCGTCAGGAAGAAGATAACCGTCCTGTCGCTGCTCCACCACCTCCGCAACAACAACGGGTCGTTCCAGATCAAAAGGCTCAAAATTGGGCTGAACGTAATACGTGGTTTGGAAACGACCGTGTCATGACCGCAGCAGCCTATGCCCTCCATGATGAATTGATCTCGGAAGGCTACAATGCTTCGGGCGATGATTATTATAAAGAATTGGATCGTCGTGTCCGTTCTGAGTTTCCTCAAAAGTTTACAGCTAAAAAACCAACATCAACCGTAGCTTCAGGCCGTCCTGCACAGGTTAAGAAGTCATCTGGTGACGTGGAACTTAACGATACGCAAAAAACTATTGCGCGTCGGTTAGGTGTCAGCTATGATGACTACAAACGGCAACTGAAGCTCATCGTACAGGAAAGGGCCGACTAATGGCTAGACCTACACGCGCTGAAGAGAGCCGCACTAAGACTACCAGACCTTTGGTCTGGAAACCCCCGTCCACCTTGGACGCACCCCCTGCCCCAGAGGGTTTTGCACACCGTTGGCTCCGCACGGAAATCAATGGGCTTGACGACCGGAAAAATCTTACCGCCAGATTACGCGAAGGTTATGAACTTGTTCGCGCTGATGAATACCCAGATTGGGATCTACCATCCATTCAGGACGGGAAACACGCTGGCGTGATCTCCGTAGGTGGCCTAGTTCTTGGGCGTATTCCAATTGATCTCGCAAAGCAACGCGATGAATACTACCGCCAGCAGGCTAATAACCAGCAGGAAGCAGTAGACAACGATTTCTTGCGTGAGAATAACCCAACCATGCCGCTTCAGAAACCTGAACGGCAATCTCGTGTAACATTTGGCGGCCCTAGGGCTGGCTAATTAAAAGGATCTAAGCAATGGCAAATACTAATGCCGCGTTTGGCTTGAAGCCATATCGTATGCTTGGAAGTGGTGCCAATACCAACGGTGACTCGGTCTATTCTATCCAGACAAGTGCTACCGCTGGTTCATCCAACGTAATTTATCAGGGTTCCCCTGTAATTCCGTTGAGCAATGGCATGATTGATATCGTCGGCGCTGCTGCTGGCGGTACGGTTCCACTTCTCGGCGTTTTCCTCGGTTGTAACTACATCGACTTGTTTGGCAAGCCTCGTTTATCGCCATACTGGCCGGGTACATCGTCTGTTAAAGCCAATACGGCTGCAACGGCGATTATTGTTGCTAACCCAGATGCTGTCTTCTCGATCAACTGCGATGCCGCAGCAGCAGACACCTACATTCACAACAACGCAAACTTTTCGACGGCAACGTCCGGCAGCACGACTTCCGGTCTTTCCTCGGCCCAGCTTGCGGTCTCAACGGCTGCTACAACCAATACCTTGAATATGCGTATCCTCGGCTTCCAAGACACGCCGAACGATTCCGATCCAACGGTTGCTGGTCGCATCGCTATTGTGATGTTAAACAACCACTTCTACCGCTACGGTGCCAACGGCACTGGCGCTGGCGTTTAAGGAGTACTGAACAATGGCTATTACTCGTTCCCAACTCCTCAAGGAACTTGAACCCGGTCTCAATGCCTTATTTGGCATGGAGTACGACCGCTACGACAATCAGCACAAAGAGATCTTCGACGAAGAATCCTCGGAACGTGCGTTTGAAGAAGAGGTTATGCTCTCGGGCTTCGGTCAGGCTCCAGTCAAGGGTGAAGGCTCTGCCGTCTCCTACGACTCCGCCGGTGAAGCTTTCACGGCTCGTTATACCCATGAGACGATTGCTCTCGCATTCGCCATCACGGAAGAAGCCGTCGAAGATAATCTCTACGACAAACTGTCGGCTCGTTACACCCGCGCTTTGGCTCGTTCTATGTCGAACACCAAGCAGGTCAAGGGCGCTGCAGTCCTCAACAATTCTTTCTCGTCGTCCTACGTTGGCGGTGACGGAGTATCGTTGATCAACTCAGCTCACCCAACGACGGGGGGTGGCACGTGGTCGAACCAGACTGCAACCGCCGCTGACCTTAACGAAACGTCCCTTGAGCAAGCTCTCATCGACATTTCGTTGTTCATCGACGAACGTGGTCTGAAGATCGCTCTTCGTGGCATGAAGTTGATTATTCCTCCTGCACTCCAGTTCACGGCGGAACGTCTTCTCAAGTCAGAACAGCGTACTTCGACTGCAGATAACGATATTAACGCCATCAAGTCTGGCGGCTACCTGCCACAGGGCTTTGCGATCAACCACTTCCTCACGGACGTGAATGCTTGGTTCGTTAAGACTGATGCTCCAAACGGCATGAAGCACTTTGTTCGTTCGCCGCTCAAGACGGCACTCGAAGGCGACTTCGAAACAGGCAACGTTCGCTATAAGGCTCGCGAGCGTTATTCGTTCGGTTGGTCTGATCCACGCGCCATGTATGGCTCACCGGGCTCGTTCTAACCATTGTGTGTCACTGACACAAAATTGGGGGCTGGCCTTGTGTCAGCCCCTTTTTTATATTAGAGTAATTTAACCGGGATTCCCGGTCATGTTGACAGCCCCGGCTGACGCTGCACAGACAACATGGCCCCATTGTGCAGGAGCATAAAATGGCAGTTACTACCTTTTCGGGTCCCGTAAAAGCAGGCCCAATCAAGTTCACCACTGGCACCACGCTTGGCTATAATGTAGCAAACCTTGGCTACATGCAGCTTTGCCAGACGGAAGCAATCACGCAGGCAACGAACGGCACGGTCGCTGGTGTATATACCACGAAGATTGTCATTCCGGCGAATAGCACGATTTTGAGCATTGTTCTTTATGTTAATGCTGTTTGGTCAGGTGTTTCTACGACCCTCGGTGTTGGAACAACGGTTTCCGCTACGGCTCTTACAGCAGCAGGTAGTGTTGCTGGCGGTACGCTTGGGCAGGTCAATGCTACGCCAACGACGGCTACTCAGACGAACAACTGGATTAATACCGGAAGTACTGATATTGAGCTCGTTGTCACCTCGACCAACACCGGTACAGGCACGGGCTTGCTGGTTGTTGAGTACATCCAAAACGGTACTTTGGTTCCTTGATGTGATTTAGGGGGTGTCAACTACTGACATCCCCTCCACACCTTTTTGAAGGATAGATCACATGAGCGACATTAAATACACACCAAGAGCACCGGGTTCAATTACAAAGTTAGGGGCTTACGAGCCTTTCGAGCTTCAAATTGCCCGTAACCAAATCACTTGGCATAGTGAACAAAATGTTTTTGCATATGGAACCACTCCAGCGACGGCGGGTACGTATCGCACTGTTTGGGAAAACATGGCGACGGCAGATTATGTTTTTCCATCTTCTGCCACAACGATGACTCTGACGGGTGGAGTAGGCGATACAGCAACAATTACCATTGTTGGTCTTGATGCTAACTATAACCCCATTTCAGAAAACTTAGTTCTTAATGGTGCCACAGGCGTACCAACTGTTAATTCGTACTTTCGTATTAATAGTATGTTTGTGTCATCGGGAAGTGCAACTAATCCCGCCAATACAGTTACACTCACTAATGGTGGTGTTACTTATGCCCAGATTAATACTGCAGTTATCAATGGGTCCACGGGTAGTGTTGGTACAACCCAGATGGCTATTTACACGGTTCCTGCAGGTTATACTTTCTACGGATACCGTTACGGGGCATATTCTTCCTTTAATGGGAATAGTGCAAATTACACAACGTACCGTGCAATAATTAATCTGTCGTCTGGCGCACAAAGAGTTATTGTTCAAACGCCATTTAATACAACGTATGAAGTACAGCGCCATTTTCCGCTTGCTTACACGGAAAAAACAGACCTACGATGGCAAATTGCTCCAAGTGCGGCTACTGCGGCGGTTGTCAGTATTAATATTGGTGGAGTCTTAATCAAGAACGATGCGGGGACTCCGTAATGACCAATCTTGATGAAGGCATGAAACATACAATCGATCTTGTATCGGTAACTACAGTATTTGGTACGCTCATGGGTACTTTGCCTGAAATCGCTGCGTTGTTTTCAATTGCGTGGTCTATTCTTCGTATTTACGAAACAGACACAGTTCAAAAGATCATTCAAAAGTATAAGGATAAAACAAATGCGTAGTCCTATTAAATCCCGTATCTCTCGTAATCCAGCAATTCCCGTGTCGCCTGCCATGCGGGCTTCTCGCCCAATGGTGGCTTCCCCTGCAATGGCTGCTTCTCCTTCAATGGCTGCTTCTCCTTCAATGGCCCCAATGGGGATGAGGAAGGGTGGTAAGGTTAAGTCTGGTGCCGCAAAATCTGGCCCTAAAAATATCAAGGGTAAGGCAATTCCTAAAAAGAAGGGTGGTCTTGCCATCATGATTGCTGTCGGTAAGCCTAAAAAGGGCAAATGATATGGCTAAGGATGTCTGGGATAAACCAAGGCCCAAGGGCCTTGGAAAGTCTAAAGCCTTGAGTAAGGCCGCCAAGACAGCAGCTAAAGCTGATGCCAAGAAGGCCGGAAGACCTTATCCTAATCTCATTGATAATATGCGGGCTGCGAGGAAGAAATGAAGAAGTCTGAAAAGATTAAAACAGTCATGAAAGAGTTCAAGGCTGGTATACTTCATTCTGGTAGCAAGAAGGGTCCGAAAGTTACGAACCCTAAGCAGGCCATTGCTATCGCTCTAACCCAATCTCGTGCTTTGAAAAAAGCTGATGGTGGAATGGCACAGGAAAAGCAGCAAGCTGCTTCCTCTATTATGCAAGATGCTTCTAAGGTTGGCCTTAAAAAGGGCGGGTGGATTAAAGATGCTATTAAGAAGCCCGGCGCTCTCCGTAAATCCTTAGAAGTTAAAGAAGGTGACACGATTTCAAAAAGTAAGCTAAAATCTGCTGCAAAATCTTCTAACCCAACCACGGCAAGGCGCGCTCGTCTTGCCATGACATTAAGCAAGTTAGGTAAGTAATATGGCCGCTCCTAAAACATCAAAAGACGAAGTTTCTTCTTTTATGACCGATCTTCTGGATAAGAAGAAGAGTGACTCTGTGCCTCAAACTGAAGCTCAACGTGTTGGCAAAGCCATGAGTGACTACGACACGGAAGCTTATAATGTTGGTGCTGGGGGCAGCGATAATGATGTTGTAGGCCAACGTAACATAAATAATGCGGGTATCAGCCCACGTACTACTAAGGCATTGAGTGATCTTAAAACTGCTCAGAAACAAGCTGGAAACACTCCTTCGCCATACAAAAAAGGTGGTAAAATTGATTTTTCTCAAATCATTCGCAATAGAAAAACGGGTGTTTTGTCGATGAAAAAGTCTACTGGCGGTATGGTCCGAGGTGCGGGTTGCGCTACCAGAGGGCATGGTAAAGGGACGATGTACTGATGTCTCGTATTACAACGGGCCTTTTGGCCGATGACAAGGAGTCTAAAATGGCTAAGATGCCTATGGAAAAGTGGGAAGCTTCTGCAAAGGACGCTGCTCAGGACAAGAGGCTTGCAAAGAAAAACCATATGACTATGGATCAATGGGAAGCATCTTCTAAGGATGCCAAACATGACGAACAACAGTCTATGGCGGGTCTTAAAAAGGGCGGCATGACAAAGGGCAAAAAGAAAGCTCTTCGTGGCGGCGGTATCGCTGTTAAAGGAAAAGGTGTCGCTCTTCGTGGTGGTGGCATGGCTACCCGTGGCATGGGCGTTGCGCTTAAGGGTGGTGGTCGCGCCAAAGGCTGCATGTAATGAGTTATTCTGGGACAAAGTCCTTTGAACTCGACGTTTCGGATTACATTGAAGAGGCGTATGAGCGGTGTGGTATCGAGGTTCGTACAGGCTACGATCAGCGCACGGCGCGTCGTAGCCTGAATCTCGTCTTAGCCGATTGGGCCAACCGTGGCCTCAATCAATGGACAATTGCCCAGAGCGTCATTACCTTAGCTGCGGCACAACAGACCGTGACATTAGACCCGTCTGACATTGATGTCATTCAGGCTGTGACACGGTTTGCTCAAAATGTTGGTACTGCTTCTCAGGCTGATCTGACAATGGATCGGAAAAGCCGTGAATATTACACAAATATTCCAAATAAGCTTCAACAGGGCCGTCCAGTTCAGTATTTTGTAGATCGCCAGATTACTCCGGTAGTTTACCTTTGGCCGATCCCTGATCGGACGTATTACCTTGTGCTGAATAAGCTTGTCCGTCTGGATGATGCTAGTGCAGGTGTAAATACCTTGGAACTTCCGTTCCGTTTCTACCCATGCTTGGCTGCCGGGCTTGCATACTATCTCTCCATCAAGAAAGCACC